TTATGCGTTTTTGGTGTACCATAAAACCATACGGATGATACCGATCTGTGAATTTCTAAACTGCATCACAGTGATATGTGGTGTGGCTCCATTCATTTTCGCCACATTCATAGCAAAATTTACACTGTTAGCATCATAAAATTTTGCGTCAATAAGTGAATCAATGCCCGTAGAATCTACGCCCGTGTCCGTCCAAGTTTGTGATGTCACCGTTAAAACCTCGGACAAATTAACGACCTTAAAATAAATATCCTTCCCATCAATCCACTTCTGCCCAGTTTTCTGTTCGGTGGTGCTATAGTTCGGCATCAACGCTTCGGAGTAATCGTCCGTGATCTGATAGGTGTCGAATGCTTTTTGCTGTGCAGTAGACAACGCATTCCATTCAGCCAGCGTGCCGATGAATTCGTTTTTCACAGACTGCGCACTTGCAATGCCAAGATCAGCAAGGGATTTGTTACCCTGCAATTCAGTTCCGGCGATCTGCGGTTTATTCTCCAACAGATTATAGTTGGTAGTGCCGCCGGGTCCGCCGTTTTTCTTAATCAAACCAAGCAGTATTTCATCGCTCAACATTCTGTCTTCTGCCATTTCCACGCCCTCCTTACTGCTTATACCATGTGTTATCAACGCCTGCCAGATACACATCGCCGGTGCTTGTTACATACACCACGGAATCCGGAGTAAACTTCCATGTGCTGTCACATCCAGGGACATCCGCAGGCACCGGCATCGTGCTCGGTGTCTCGTCTGCAAAATATGTCGCATGAACATAGTTTTGATCAGCTTCGTAGATCAACTCGCATTTTCTCAACTTCATTTTGTTTCTCCTTTCTTATTCGTTGACCAGCCAATCGGCCAAATGTACGTTATTTTCGAGATATGTTTTTACATTTGACAGATCCTCATCGGATCCGCTTGCCCAGTATAAATCACAAAAGTCTGCGTATGCTTCCGCCTCTTCCGATGTCTCAAATATAGGGATATTCGTGACGAGTCTCGCGCTATAAGATGGCTTTGTAGCGACTACCGCAGGGCCTGCCCATAATGGGTTAGTATTGGATACTGTCTCCGTCATCTCCGATATAGACGGAGCGGATCCGTTCTCGTCCACAAACTTATACAAATACTTGAATCCCTTGCGTCCGCAACTTGTCCGCTTGATCGGATTGCCATAGTTTGCAGCCTTGTTGCAGTAAAAAGCATCATTGTATTTCAGCGAAAAGTCTTCATCGATAATGGTATCCTGCCCATTCCGCTGGATGTTCGCATACCAGTTATATCCGTGTACATATCCGACAGAACTCCACAATCCGTTCTTTTGCGGAGATTCCGAAAGATATACATAGTAGCTATTAACCAGTTGCTGCTTACTCATTGCGGTTCTTGCTGACTTCATCCGGCTGATTAAATCGTTGATAAATGTCTGTCTCGGATCCGGTGGTGTCGCCGGTGTGATCTTCTTGGCAAACACCCACGCATCATTGTAGTCCGCCACCGGAGTGATATCGAGTCCGGATGCCGAGAGTTTCACGATCATCTCGTGATCGCCGCTCCCGACCTCTTCCAGCAGGCGATTGTACTGCAATAATGTATTGACTCCATCGACCGCATCGCAATAAGTCATATCCCACGAGCCAACAACTACCCCATCGATCTCAATGATGATCGACACGGTGCCGCAGGGTGATGTGATGTTGCTAAACGCCATCATCGCATTGATGTGCAGTTCCAGATTCTCCTGACCGGTCGCCAGATTAAAATAAAATGTGAGATAATCGCCGGTATTTGTGTCCGCAATAGCCGCTGTATTGATCGTATACGGTCTCACATAATCATACTTGACATCAGCGATCTTGTCGTTGGTCTCCCTGGTCACTCTGTCGGTCGCCGCCTTGACCTGCTTGGTTGTGTTACGCTTGGCAGATGATTCCGCACGTTCCTCGCTCGATACGATGACATCAGCCACGGAATCAAACTCCACACCGATTGTCACAGTCTCGTAGCGATCCATCAGCACATCCCAGACAACTCTCGATACTTTGGCCTGTGTCGATATCCCGAGCGGTTCAAATCTGACCGTTACCGTATCACACAGATATACCGGAGTCGCGTGATCCGTATCGTCCACATAGCTGACATCGATCGACAGTCTCGGGATGCCCAGAACTGCCTTGGCCATATACTCCTGCGCCTTAGTACGCAGTTCTGCCTCGGTCGGAGTATCATTAAAATTTGACGATAGATCCAGCGGCTGTATACGCGGATACGGATACAGAGCCGCAGCCGGTGACAGTATCACCTTCTCGGTCAGATCCACATAAGCATCTTCGCTAGCGTAGTACGGATAGATGCCGGTGATCGTTTCCTCGATGTTCTGTTCCTGGGTAATGTCCGTGATGTTTTTCCCATAGCTTACAACCTTGCCGCGATCCTCGCCACGCTCGGTCCATATATGCACATCGTACATGTCCCACTCAACCTCGGCTCCCCATTCATTGAGGATGCCAGAGTCACCGCCAATCGCTGCACGAATGCTCATCGGTTCGGCCAATGTGTACTCCCCGACAAGCACATCCGTGTCGATCGTAAATGGCACATTTGTCACGGCATAATCATTTAATGCGCTCACGGTATCCGCCGGAGTATCCGCAGTAAACGGAGCCACCGGAATCGCCGTGAGCTGATAGGATATATGCTGCGCTTTGATGGTTGTTATACCGTCAATAGCGTCAGACACATCGTAAATGCGAAATGCCTGCATCTTTGTGTCCTGCGATGCACGGCAGTAAATGATATTGCTTAACAACAACTGCCCAAAGTGCCGACCGCCGACCGGATATTCCATCGTCAATTCATAGATGCCATTCCGCTCCTCTTCGGCTGTGCAGGATATCGCATCCGCCAGCCGTCCCAGTCCGTTATTGCTGTATGTTGTTTCTGTGCTCGGATATAATATCGGGATCATAACTGCCAAGTCCTCGGAATAATCTCCAGCTTTTGCATGCCGGTGTTGATGAAGCTTGTCGATACCTGATTCGTCCCCGGATCAATCACCGGAAACTCTGTGCAGGATATGTACTGGTTAGCGTTGGTATCGCCATAATATGCCTCCTGCAGATCGCAGTCAATATCGATATATGGCAGACTGTGCTCTAATATCGTTATAGTCGTACCATTGACCGTTATCGTGCCATAGCCATACACACGGAGCATGGGCTTTGACGGCATAATTGTCGGGTTATAAACGACACCGGCCTGCGCGATATCCCATCTGTTCTCGCCACTTTTCAAAAATCTCTCCGGTCGGCAGTTGAATCGCAGATCAAAAGATCCAGCAGCCAGCCAAGCGACCGGATCAACTTCCATGTCATCTGCCAACACTGCGAGCCTAAATTCGTCCGGATGATATGTATCCTCAAGTCGCACATAATCCGTGGGTTTCAACAGATAGTTGCTCCACGTTCTGACATTGTTCGCAAAATCTTTGATTATAAAGGCCGGATAGGTTACTTCGATGTTTTTATATCGTCCACGGTCGCGGATGATGTCGCCATTTCTTCCTGGAACCTCTACCACATCGCGGTCACGGGCCGGAGCGTTGAACACCCCGGAACCGCTAATATATACCCCGTATGTCAAACTGTTTATTCCGTTGAATGTTAGAGAATTTAAGCCCATGCTGATCTCCTCTGTGCCACGCTGGTGGTGATCCTACGGTCTACCGCTATGGCCAGATCATTGATGTTCTGACCTGGTGCGCCGTTTATCGTGTTTGCAATATTAAATGTCAGCGTGGATGCATTGACCGGTTGCGCTACTGCTGCCGCCATATCTTCTGCGGCTTTCCGCACTTCCGGGATATTATCGCGGATGCCCTTCGTGAACAAGTCCATCATATCCGGTGCAAACGTGTGAAAATTTGAAAGCGGCCCCTTGTCAGGTTCGGAGAATCCAAGGAACGCTGCTATATCTTCCGCCACCGCTTCGATCTCATCCGTCAACGCTCCGACCTTCTCCTTGATACCGTCAATGAAACTCATAATCAAATCACGGCCCCATGTAAGTGCCTTCTCCGGAAGTTCCGACAAGAACTCAACTGCACCGCTGATGCCGTCCACGACTGCGTCCTTGATTCCGCTGACCTTTTCTTTGATTCCATCCCATATGTCACCGAATATCTCAATCGTCTTGTCAAACAGATCTTTCCAGAAGTTGATAGCATCAGTTATCAAGTTATTGATGATCGTTGCCGTCTCGTGACCGAGCGACATGAATAGATCGATCACTCCCTTGACGAGTTTTGATGTGATGCTTCCAACGGTCTGCAAAAGTTTGTTGAAAAAGTTCAGGACATTATCAACGAGAATCTCTATGATATTAAATACTATATTTTTCAGTTCTTCCCACGCTGCAGTCCAGTCGCCGTGGATGATCGCAACGATCATATTGATCACGCTGGTGAATATTTCAACAAGATTCTGGATGATCGGGAATATCGTCTCAACAAACACCAGATTAAACAGTGACATGATCTCCTGCCCGAAGATATTCCAGAGCGATCCAAGCAGATCCTGAAAAGCTCCCCACAATGCACCGAGTGCAGTGATGAGCGGTTCAATGGATGCCTTGATCTTTTCAAAGATTCCGGTCACATTATCACGGAATCCTTCATCCGATGCCCACAGAGCCGCAAATGCCGCCGCAAGAGCAGCCACAGCCGCGATCACGATGCCAACCGGCCCAGTCAATGCAGACAGTGCCGCACCGATCTGCGGAGCCATCGTCATGACGGTTCCGATGCCGGATATCAAACGACCACCAATGGAAAGCAATGGCCCTATAGCCGCCACGATTCCGGCGATTTTGATGATCTGTTGCTTTTCGTCATCGCTTAATGCAGAGAATGCGCTGGTCAGTTCTTTGACCTTCGCCACGACCTGCCCGAATACCGGAGCCAAGTCTTTCAGCAGTACATTTCCGATCTCGATCAGTGTGATCTTCAACTCGTTTACGGTCTTATCAATCTCAAATGATGTCGTGTTCAGTTTTTCATATGCCGATGCCGTAGCTCCTGCACTGTCGCCCATTGCAGCGATGGCATCATCGAGCTTGGCACTATTGTCCAGCAGTACCGCAGCCGCCTTACCTGCTTCGGCAGAGCCAAACATATTAGAGATGGTTGTGCCGTTCTCTGCCGCTTGTTTGTCCAGCGCGTTCAGGACATCCGACAAGCTCCAGCCCATCTCCATGGCCTCTTTCATCGTGAGGCCGCCTTCTTTGATGTCCGCCGTTGCTTCTGCCAGAGCATTCGCCGCAGAGCTTCCGTTCTTGCCAAGCTCATTCAGCATCGAGTTGAAATATGTGGTTGTCTCGGCTGTTGCGATACCGTTTGCAGTCATTACCGCATAGGCACCGGCCAGCGTCTCGATCTCCACGCCGTTGGCTTTCGCGGTAGGAATAACCTTACCCATTGAAGATGCCAACTGGTCAACGGTCGTTTTACCAAGATTCTGCGTATTGATTAAAACATCCGACACACGGCTCACATCCTCTGCTGCCAGTCCGTATGCGTTCAGTGATGTCGTTAAGATATCCAGAGCCGCGTCCGTGCTCGTAAAACCGGCACGAGCGAGCTGTGTTGCATTTGATACAAAGTTGACCGCATCCGCCGTTTTCTGGCCTGCAGAGATGGCATCGTATACGTTATTTGCAATGGTCTCCGCAGAGATGCCTGATGTTTTGGACAGTTCCAGGATCTGGTTAGACAGTTCCTCCATCGGCACTTCTGTGGTGTCCGCGATGGTTGACAGTTTCGCCAGCGCATCCTCGTATCCCATCGCTGCTTTGACTGCTCCAGCACCTGCCGCCGCAATCGGAGCGGATACTGCTGCCGTCATTGTATCGCCTACTGCGGACACTTTCTGGCCTGCCGCTTCGACCTTCTGGCCGACCTCTGCCATCTTCTGTGCTACCGCCTGCGCTTGTTGTGCGCCGACTGTCCCGAAGGTTTTCAGCTCGCCCTCGAGACCTTCCAAGGATTTCTCTGTCTCAACAATCTCACGCTCAAGAGCCTTCTGCTGTTCGGTCACTTCACCGGTGGCATTGTTCTCTTTCATCTGCTCCAGTGCTTGCTTTTCCTGCTCCAGCTTCTTGCGGGTTTCTTCGATCGCCGTGTTCAGGTATTCCTGTTTCTGCTTTAACAAATCCACATTTCCCGGATCCATTTTTAGCAGTCCGTCAACATCTTTCAGAGCGCTCTGGGTATCCTTCAGTGTGCTGTTGACTTGTTTGAGGGAGTCCTGCAGCTGCTTGGTATCCCCTCCGATCTCGATTGTTATGCCTTTGATTCTATTCTTCGCCATACCTTACCACCGGTCAAAATCTTCCTGTGTTGCTTTCCTTGTTCTTGGTGCGTCCTTCTCTGCATAATCGTTGTTGCTCTCGATAATCAGATCCATCACGAATCCCTCTTCTATCTCTTCCAGATCTTCCATCCGCAGGCCGATCTGCAGCGCACGAAGTGCGAATATTGCCGTGTTTATTTTTCGGTCAGATTCTCCGTCTCTGTTTTTTTTAATTCCGATTCAGAGACCTTGCCGCCAAGATAAATGGACACTATATCCTTTGATGCCGTCATCAGATCTATGCTGTCAAACTTGTCGAGCCATGCCACATAGTCATCCTCGGTCAGCATTGTCATGGTTACACCTTCCGCCGACTTTGCCATCACAAAACCGAGCTTCTGGATCTTCTCGATCACTGACGCATCGATCTTTTCCGGATCCATTTCCATCAGCTCTTTCATGATGTCGCCGTGGAATATGTTTCTGTATCTTATCGCGGTTGCAGCGGATGCACGCATCGCCACTTCCACATCTCCGATCTTAATAGTCTTCTGCATATATCCTATTCTCCTATCTTTTGAAAAAAGGGAGAGCGCCGAAACACCCTCCCCATGTTAATTATTCTACAGTCACCGTGCAGGTGTCGCTGTATGTTGTGCCCCCCACCGTGATGGAGGCAGTGATGGTTGCAGATCCTGCTGCCATCGGAATGACCACGCCATCGCTTACTGCTGCCACGCTGTTATCACTGGATGTCCATGTTACCGTTGACCCGTACGGAACTGCGTTTGCGGTCAGCTTTGCAGTCTCACCGCCTGCAGTCAGGGACAGCTCGGATTCATCCAGAGAGATGCCGGTTGCTGCTGCAGTTCCCTGGTACACAGCACCAAACCATGTATCATACGGTGCATCATCCGCAAGCGCGCGACTCTTGAACACATCAGCATTCAGAGCATCGATATGGATCGGTGCCGCTGTCATGTTGAGGGTGTCCGTCTTAGGAGTGATCGTCTCCGTGTTAGTCTCTCCTGCAATGCTCGGCTTGGACGCCGTACAGTTGTACAGCACATGGCGAGTGTTCTTCTTGTCGCCATCGAACTGGAACAGCAATGCGAACGGTACTGTCGGAGCGTTTGCGACCTCGGTCAGGCATCCGTTTGCGTCCATAACTTCGCCCAGGATATCCTGGCGGAATTCATCCGGGATCTGTGCGATCTCCAGGGAGCCGGAATAACCAGCGTCGCCCTGCAGGGTGAAGAATGCGATGTTGTCCGCATAGAATGTATTCGCATCGCCCTGATGATCCATCGACAAATTAACCGCACCCGGGATCCTCTTCGGAGTCCCAAAGGTTGCAGTGTTGTCGGATGCATCAATCGTTGCGACTGCATAATGCACATTGGTCAAGCCATACTTAACCTTGTTATTATTCATTTTGTTTTTCCTCCTCGCTTATAATGATGTCGCCCGCGTAGGCTGTTACATATAGCATTTCTGACTCCAGATAGGTTTCCGTTTTGTCGTATGCCCATCCGTTCGCTGCCAGGATGCTCTCGATCGTTTCCTCGCGGTCGAAGTCTTTGATATCCGTATACAGTTCTATCCGCAGGTCCGATATCCTTTGAAAGTTGATATCATCGGCATACAGATCATCTATTCCACTGAAAAACCACCGTATGTACGGCGGTTTCAGAGTTCTCTGTTCTTCTTCGTCAAAATGATGATAGGCATACGGCAGACCGATCCCTGCGACCATTGCCGCGATCTCTTTGATTGTCATATATGCTTCACCACCTCTTCCTCGAAGTCCTTCTCGATCTGTTCCTCTACCGGTTTGATGTGTTGCTTTCCCGGCCAGAAGGCACCATTCCGCAATGTGTGCCCGTTCTCCAGCAGATGCGGCAGTCCCGGCTTTTTGGAATAAATCACTCCGGTTGCACCGACCCGATCCGTCTCCACCTTATATGTCCAGCTCTTGGCATATTCTCCCGTGCCGCCGAACGCTTTCTTGCTGGCCTGTCTGACTGCCTTTGCTCCTGCTTTGGTCACTTCCTTCACTGCTTCCTTGGTCCCCGCTGTTACCTCTCCGGCGTACTCTTCCAGCGCTTTCGAGATCGCACTTGCCAGCTGGTCATGTGGTGTTCCTCTTGCCATCGGTTCCGCCTTTCCTCTCTGCATAAAGCTCCATATAGTCGCCGGATTCGTATGTCCGATAGACGGAATATGTCGCTCCGTGATACTCCACGACCGTCTCGCCCTGGTAGTCTCCCTGGAACACATCAAAACGAAACTCCGGATTGAGTCCGTTCCGCCCCGCTTCAAAGAACTCCCGCCGTGAGATCGACAACACCCGCGCATATACTTCCCTGCGCTCCGGCTTGCCCTCGATCCACCGTCCATATTCATCCTGCGTCCTTACTCCCTTGTACAGAGTGATCACATCGTCCTTCATTGCATCTTCTCCGCGAATAGTCTGTTATTGAGAGCATACCGGAGCATCCTTGGCATGCCCTCCATCGAGTCTCGTTTCCTCCACAGCCAGCCCGCATACATCACCAGCAGAGCGTTATCATCCGCCCTTGTTGCATCGAGTGTGATGCCCTCTTCCGCGATCCGGCCGGCTGCTGCTTCCAGCAGCTTCGTCAGCCGGTCATCGTATGCGGTTGTTGTGATGCCCAAGTCGATCTTGAGCATTGCCAAGTTCTGCTCCATTGTATGTCTCCTTATTCTGTCACATTCACGGTGCAAGCTGCGTCATACTCTCCGCAGGTCGCGGTGATGATCGCGGATCCTGCTGCCACGCCAGTCACCTTGCCGGTATTATCTACAGTTGCCGCAGTGGTATCAGAGGATGCCCATGTGATTGCACCGTCTACCGGGAAAGTCTTGGCTTTAAGCTGTACACTTGCGCCAGCTGCTACAGTTGCTGTGCTCTTGCTGATCTGTACGCCCTGCACAGTGTTCGCGGTGTCGCCTGCGAAGCTCATGGAAGCGCTCGGCTCTGCACCGTTCACGCCGATTGCTACGAAGCCCTCTGCGATTGCCGGCTTGCCGTCATAGCGTGCCGTGCCCTTGAATACGGTCTGATCTGCCAGGAAGCGATAGTGCTCACTCTGCGCGAACTTCTGGCCGCCTCTTTCTGCCAGCAGATACAGATCGAAGTATCCGCCGATGATCACGTAGTTCGGAATGAAGTCCAGCACCTCGATGATGCCGCCCACTACCGGCATTCTGCCGTTGACGGATGCCACGATCGCGCCGGATGCGTCGATGCTCATGGACTGCGCTACCATCCAGTTGTAGGTCAGCTCATTCATCACCCACACCTTCTCACCGCGGCTGTACTTGCCCTTAGCTGCAGCGGAGCTGATCATGAATGCCTTGTACAGATCCACACCGATCACGCTGTTTGCGATTGTCTTGATGTTGGATGTGTGCAGGTCAGCCCACGGACGAGCGGTCGCCGGATATCCTGACGGCTCGGAAGTCTGTGCCAGACGGGAAACGATACCCAGCGGCATGTGGTTGCCGGTACCGAACAGGATCGCCTTGTCCAGTGCCAGACCGATGGACTGTCCCAGTGCGGTCATCAGCTCTGCAGCCAGGTCAACATCGGAATCTTCCAGGACTGCGTTGCAGATTGCGAAGAATCCGCCGACCTTATTGCATCCAACTTCCACATCGTTAAATCCAAGATCCAACTCGTTCAGGTTTGCACAGCACTCGGTCCATACTGCCTCCGGAACGGTGCCCTGGATCACCATACGGCCGTCACCGTTCAGCGGTCTTACGTTGACGTGGCGGTACAACTTGGAGTAGTTCTCCACATTTTCGCGCAGGATCCCCAAGAAGACTTCCGGGATGGTCAGACCTACATTGGTCAGTGCTCTTTTCTCCTTCATCGCAGTGCGAACTTCTGCGAGGTAGTTCTTGACATCCTCGCGCGCGAAGAATGCATCGCGCTCCTGCTGGGACTTTCCAAACATTGCTGCTCTCTTGCTCATTGCTTTGATCTCCTCTCTCTTCTCTTCGACCGGTGCAACAGTTGCCGGTGTCTGTGTGTCCTGTGCTGCCTCTTCGTCAGCCAGCGACTGCTCCAGCTCTCTGACTTCCGCTTCGAGCTTTTCTTTTGTTTCCTCGTGCTCTTTCTTCTCGGCTTCAAACTTCTCGATCTCACCGTCTACCGCGTCACGCTCTTCCTGCGTCGTGGTCTCTTCGATGGATGCCTCCAGTTCTGCCTCTCTCTTCTCAAACTCTGCATCCTTCTCACGCAGAGCTTCCAGAGCCTTCTGTGCGTCGTTCAGCTTCTTGCGAAGCATGATTGCTTTGAGTGCCATTCTCTCATTCTCCTTTCAGTTTCTTGCGTGCATTCTCTTTCCAGGCAGTCATCGCACGCTGATTGATCTCATCGCGCTCCTTCGCTCTGGCAGAGATGCCGGTCTCTTCATACGCCGGGAACGTGCAAGCACTAACCTCGTACAGATCCACTTCACGGATCGTCCAGTGGATGCTGCCGTCTTCGCGGATGTCGGTATCCTCGGAGCGGATGTCGAAGCCGAAAGAACACTGGTCTACATCACCGCGTTTCACACGCTCATAGAGGTTCATCGCATCGCTATCTTTCGGATTGATAGTGACGGACCCCCACAGACCGTGGTTATCTTCGCGCAATTCCAATGTGTGTGCCTTCGTCCGACCAAGCACCAGCGTTGTGTCGTGGTTGGTCAATGCTCTTATATCTCTCGATAGTGTCTTCGAAAATGCGCCAGGTGCGATGCTTTCTGTCAATCCCGGTGCTATTTCGTACACGCTATCAAAAACGGCGAAATATCCTTCAATTTTCAGATCTTCGCCGTCTTCCCTCGTTTTAAATTCTGTTGCTATTGTCCGCATCTTGCGTTTTCCGATGTCTGCCATCTCATTCTCCTTCCTGGATCAGCTTGCTTTGCTGTCCGATCATATCTGCAGGTATGTAGTTCTCCAAGATCCTAAGCTCATCCAGTCCTTCCCTCGGAGGCATTCCCATGATGTCCCTCACTTCGTTTCCCGTGACGATGCCCTTGTCACTAAGTCCGCCATATACTGTGTACAAGCTGTTGAGGTCAAAGTCCATCAGGCTTCGTACATTGAAACGCAAGTACATCTTCGGCGACAGGATTAGCTTCTTTGTCATTTCCTGCGCTATACTAACCGCCAGAGGTCGGATTGTGTTCTGGACGAAGCTGTTCCACGCTGCTCTGTCGTATCCGCCGACTCCCAGAAGGAACGCTGGAACACCCAGAACGGCGGCCACTGTCCTCTTGTCGATCTCCACGGAATCGCTGATCGCAAGATCCGCCAGTGTGAGCGGTTTGACCTGCTCCACACTAAACTGATCCGCCGGAATGATCCACGGCTGCCCCGGCGTTTCCGGTTTGATGTATGAGTCAATCAGCTTCTGCCTTCCTGCAGGGCTGGAGAACTCTTCCGTCAGAGCATCAACCTTTACGATGATGCTCGGCTTGTACTCTGATCCCATGAATGCCTTCTTGGTTGCTGCCGCCTGCTTTAGGTTGTTTGCGACATCCATCAGTGAGATTGTTACGCCTGCCCCTTTCCACAGGTAGTACTTGTCCGGATTGTACACGAAGTGGAGCAGGTTTTCCGGTTTCTTGGCCAATCCGTCAATCCACACCTGATAGTCCCTATAGGATCCACCCACCGGAAGCAGCTGCACACGACTTGCTGCAATAGGCTCCAGGCTCTGCAGATATCCGAGATGCGTGTGCGGTACAACCACCGCATTTCCCCGGCCGTACAGCAGCATGGTCATCACGATCGACTGCATCCACATGGATCTTGTCATCGTTGGCATCGGATCGATGTCGATCACTCTCGACAGCTCATTGACCACCCTCACATCTCCGCGCTCTGTATTGGCCATCAGATGGATGGTCATTGATCCGATCAACTCCGCGATACGCCTGCACGCTGTCAGGATCTCCGGGTTGCGGTCGAGAGATGTATATCCGGGCACGCAGATATCACCGTCAGACACGACGAAGGCGACCTGACCGGTGCAACGCTTTTCTGTCTTTCTTTTGGTCCTACTCATCTCCCCACCATTCTTTTCCTTTCTTTTCCTTTTCTTCCCTTGCGACCATTTGTATTGTCGCAAATACCGACGCATCAAACAGGTCGATGCGCATATCCGGCGATACTTTCTCGTATTGCACTGCGTCATCCGTCTTCTCGACTGCTGCCACATTCTGCACGCAGTACTCGTAGGCGGTCGAGTGCAGATAGTAGAGTGTCCCGTTCTTTGCTGCGGTCTCTATATGCCGAAAACCTTGTGATTTTAAATAAAAATACTGCGGTTGATCGATCACAGTAAATCCGGCCTTTTTCATCGCCGGGAAGTATTCCTCTCCGGCGAACTTCCGGTCGTGTCCGACCGCCTTGATCCTAAAGCCCATCTTCCGCATCATCACGAACCAGTTGACGATATCCCCAATGTTGACGGTCGGGCTGTTGCACATCGTCAGCCACCCGTCTTCCTCCCATCCGAACAGCGGGATATTGTCCTCGTCTGACTTCTTGGCCGCCTGTGCGATCGGAGTGAAGCCGTGGGTGATGATGATGTCCACATCCTCGTATCGTCCCACCAGTGCTGCTGCCGTGAGGTCGTACACTCTCGACAGATCGGCACCGCCGAACCAGTCGATCTTCATCTTGGCCAGCTCTTCCAGCGTCCAGTTGTATTTCCGGTCGGATGCCCGGAACTCTTCGATATCGAACCACGCTTTCAGTGCTGTCGTGTAGATATTCAGTGACCGTGACAGGAAGTCCTTGCGCTGCTGCGGATCGTTCTGTGCCTGCAGGGACTCGTTCAGGATGTCCTTTGGCCGGATCGTTATGCCGTAGTTTGGGTTTGCTTTCCTATGCTGAATCGGATTTGTAAAATCACAGTTCCCTTTATCGTCCACATCTGCTCTGGCGATAAAAGCGAACATCTCATCATCCTTTACTGTTCCTGCTGCCACCTTTGCAGCATATTCCATCCGGCGATACCCGAAGCTGTTGGCATTATCGCCTGCGGTCGTGATCCCGATCATCAGCTTGTTGGTGTAGCCTTTCATCGCTTCCTTGAAGCGGTTGTACTGTGACGGCTTTTTATAGGCTGCCATCTCATCGGCTATTGCAAAGTTACACCCGAAGGAATCCTGCGCATCCGGATTGCTTGCCATGATCTGGATGTCGATCGATCCATCCGGCACACCGTCAACCTCGAAGGTGTACTGGATCGAGTGCTCCATCGCGTTATCCTTGACCGAAAACTCGTCCCGGATGCCCTTGTAGGCCAGAGAGAAGTCGACGAACTTGA